CGCTAAATTGTCAATAGTAGAATTTTAACGGAAGATAGATTTTCCGAAATTCATCAAACTATCCACATCTTCGTCTTCTTCGCTGGCATCCGTTTCGGTGGCTTTACCAAGACTCGGAGTAGCTCCAACCAGTCCTTCTAGTTGGGTCTTAAGTTCTTTAATTTCGGCGTCCTTGGACTCGCTAACCTTCTGCAATTGGGCAGAGTAGTGGTTGATGGCGCTTTCAAGGAAGGGGACAACAGCAGCCCGTGCAAGGATGGTGCTTCGATCTTCGACACTTAGACGATCCAGATTGGTCTCTGCGGCGTTTTTCTTGGCACTACGGATACTGCCATTCCATTCATCCTGTCCATCAATCTCCTGAAGGAAATTGTAGCGGTCTTCCAGATTTGTCCAAGTTTTAGCTGTGAACGCCTTCTGGAGTCTTTGGTCGTTTTCAATAAACTCCTGCTCAGATTGGGCCTTGCGAGCAGCTTCGGCCTCGGCAAGGGACTCTGCCTCACTCTGGAAACGCTCATGGTATTGAGCCAGTTCATGGTATTTATCGGCCATCTTGACGATGGACAACTGTTCCATGCGCTTAAAGTCGCTGGTCAAATCTTCCAAGGAGTCGATGCGTTTACGGGCATCGGGCTCACTGATAGCTTGCCAGAGCTTAGAGAAGTCTGCGTCATTGGCTTCTGCGATGGCTTTCAAATCGCCCTGAAGGCCACTGAGAGGCTTTTTGATCGTTTCAATATATTCGGGGCTTCGTTCAAAGTTTGCGGTCTTTAGCTCGCGATTAAGCTCTGCCATGCGAGTTTTGTAGCCTTCTAGTTCTTCCTGAAGGCTTTTGACTGTTTCACCCTCATATTTGCCCACCTTCTCCTTGGTGGCATCCAATTCGGCTTTCAGGCGATCCCGCTCTTCGCGGGCTTTTTTCATTTCGCTTTTGATCTCTTTCCAGCTTGAGACGCCCCTCTCAGAATCATCGCCTTCAGGCTTATCAGAGATGGGCTTATCAGCAAAGTGGGGATTCAGCGGAAGATCATCATCCGAAGTATTTTCATTTGATTTCTCTGTAGTGTTCCCCGAAGACGCTTCCTTGGTAATATCTGCAACCTTCTTCTCTACCTCTTCCTTGGTTGTTTTGGCCTTGGGCTCCGCCTTAACGGGAGCTTTTTTCTCCGCCTTGGGAGCCTCCTCTTTCGGGGTTTCTGCTGCGGGCTTTGGCTCTTCTTGTTGGGTTTCAGGGGCGGGCGTCTCACTCGGAGTGGGTTCTACAGGTTCTTGATTTTTGCCGCCAAAGATTGTGCCAGCAAAGTCTGCGTCACCCGTGAGGGCTGAATTGAGGATATCGGCCATAATAATATATTAGTTATGTTAGTTGGTTTCTTCTGAAATTATATGAGAGAATGGTTCTGGCAAGTCAAATTTGGGTTTATTTACCTGTCCCTGACCCAAAGTGTCAATGAGATCCATAACTTCTTGACTGCCCTCATAAAAACCCGCGCTCTTAATGAACACTGGCGACAAATCAAAACCTTGTGCCACAGGACTACTGCTCCGCTTCGGACGAACCCGCTTGAAGATAAACTTAAGCCCCTTTTGCATATGAGGCATAGCCCAAGTTTTGCTCCACTCACGCGAATCCTGATCTGTCCAATCCATTAATAAAGTCTAACTATACTCAGATTCTAAATTTGTCTAGTATAAATATCTTAAAAATTAAGCTGTTTGTGCGGCCATCGGGGGTCGGACAGCGGGCCTTGCCGTTTTCTCAAGAATAGAACTGCGGGTTTTAAGATCATTAAGAGCCATCTGCTGACGGATTGTTTCCATCTTCTGCTGATGAGTCTCTTGGTTCATCATGCGTTTTTCCTGCATTTCTGCCAACTTAAGTTGCGCTTTTTGCATTTCCATTTCCATCTTGGGATCAATCTGTCCTTGCGGCTGTTGCCCAGCTTGCATGGCCTGTTCTTGAGCCTTGCCCTGTTGTGCCATCATACGATTGATGACCTGTTGCTCAAGCTCATCGATATAAGCGGTTAGGTTCTGGATTTGGCGCTTGAGTTCGCGAACTTCCTGCGCCCGATAGCTGTTGTTAGAGAAGAAGACTAGGTGTTCGGTTACATGGTCAGAAGCAGGACGCAAGATCTGCATTGCCTGCTCATCAGGAATCTGCTGCTGGCGATGGGCCTCAATGATTTCGGCAATCATCGGGATATGGGCCTCGATATGCACAGCATGGTTCTGGCTATCGTGAACCATCTGTGGAATGCCCTGACGGAGGTTGCCATTCTCAAGGTTAGCGATATCAAAGTCCACCACACGGCGCGGGCCTTTATCGGAAACAAAAAGGTTGACTTTCTGCCAACCCACACCAGAGATGCCAGCAATGACGGAACGCAGGGTGTTTTCTTTGCCCTTTTCGTCCATCAAGGAATAAAGCTCCATGAGTTGCTTACTCGCCATTTCGGTCATCACAGGGCTTCCGTCACCCATGGCGCGAAATGCTGTGACTTTAAGGAATTGGCGCATACGCTCAATGGAAACTCCTCGACGCGCACAGCGGCGGCGAAACTCAAGAGCAAGCTTCCCTCCCTTGTCATTTGCTGTAAGTAGGGGATTAACGGCCCTGCGGTATTGCTCGGTCAAAAGCTTATTGTAAGGAGTATAGAAAAGTTCTAGTGCTGCGGCGTTGAGCGTAGACTCTTGGCGGGCTTGCTGGACAACCTCCGTAGCAGAACGAGCTTGGCCATCTGGAGCGGTCTGACGGGAACGATAGCTCCCCGTGTTATTCTGTAACACTTGGCTCATCAAGTTGTAAACAGGAAGACCCTGAGTGGCAATCGACGGAGGTTGAAGTTGGATCGGGGTCAATCCACTGGGGATGAACGTGTAAGGCCCGACCTCAATATATTGAAAGTCTTGGATGGCTTCGGCGTCACCCTGCAACTGGATGAGTCCAGATGTAATGGCGGCTTGTGCCGACTGACACAGAACCCTGTTGGAAATCTGGATTTGGTTATAAATCTTCTGTTTGAGTCCGCGAATCGTATGGAAAGTTCCCTGTCCAACTCCATAGGTGAAGATGACAAAGCACTGGTTTACATTACCATAACGAGAATAACGCTCGTAGAGGAAGTCCGAAGAATCACGGGAACCAATAAGTTGGGTAAACTTGCCATCAAATTCGCGGTTGTAGCCGTAGATTAGCTGTGCGCGGTGGTAGGCAGATTCCCCAGCATATAGGTCATTCTCCTTGATTTCGCGTTCAAAGTCTTCCCAGTGGGCGGTGTAATTTTTCCACTGATCCCGCTTGGTCGAAGCTTTCCAGATGGCCTGCTTAACCGCATTGAGGTTCCACCCCAAGGCTTTGGCGGCTTTGGGATTGCGGATGTAATTGTAAAGCTCGCTCACGCTCATGGAGCGTTGGACGATAGCTACCTCGATAGCCTCATCCGATACCTTTGTATCGCGGGCTACCTTAAAATCTTTGAGCCCGCAGGGCTCCCAGAAAATGGAGCGTTCGTCGGGCCACATAGCCACCCCAACCCCATCACCCACAAACTCACGGGAGAGAAGCTGCATGTTATAGGCATGGTCGCTCCATTCTTTAAGCATCCAGTCAAACTCTTCAGAGATGATCTCAGAGTCCTCATTGGAATCTCCACTGTAAGAGTCCATAATAACGTTGGCGATACGGGGCACTCCATTCTGGAGTTCGATATACGGAGCCAATGCGGATTCCATAATGGCATTGGCTTCCCCGAAGTTGGCATTAACCACATGGGTTAGCCCCTTGCTTTTCAGTTCTTCGGCATCATAGGGGGCTTCGCCGTTAACTAGGGCTTGAGCCCGCGCACGAAGATATGCCGCATCCTCATCCTGTTCGATATACTTATCTGCAATGGAGATAAGATTGTCGGAGGATTTGATCCGCTTTTTCGGAGGAGATCCAGCCTCGTTTAGGTTCTCCAGTTCTGCGTTGCCGTTAGAAGCCATTATGAATTAATAGATTATGGTTGATTTATGGTTAAGTCAAGACTGCAATCCTGCTACAGCCTCCGCTGATGCGGATTCAAAGGTCGCACCATTCGGGCTTCCAAAAGCCGCTGCGGGTTTCGGCGTTGGATCAATGGCCCATCCGAGCATTACTGACTCTAGCCATGTCTTTGCTGCGAGCATATTCGGCCCTAGAGGTTTGCCCGCCTGTAGCAGGGCCATTTCAAGTCGCGTCAATGCTTGGATCTGATAAGGCGAAAAGTAAGCCGCCACCGCTTCTTCGGCGGTAATAGGTTCTGATTCAATTTCTTCTGGTTCCGCTTGCTCCCAATTATCAGGAAGCTCCGTCTCAGGAATGGCGCGGGTGCCTGCGGGCGGTTTCCAGCCCTGCGGCTGATCGGGGCGGACGAGGGTCACAACCTTGCCGTCTGATTCGCGGATGATGGCGAGTGAATTCATATCAAAAACAATGTATGCGGACAAAGCCATCGCCGCCGTTGCCGCCAGCGCCACCTAAAAATCCAGAAAGCGCAGCACCGCCACCGCCGCCACCGCCGCCAAGCCCACCAGCGTTGTCTCCCGCTTGTGCGTCAGCAGTTATTGAGGCGTTGCCACCCTTTGCGCCTGTGCCGATTCTTGGCGAGAGGTTGGGCAGAAGCAAAGATTCACGAATGTCTGTAAAGGAACCGCCCAACAATGCTCCGCCATTATATGCCGTTGGTGTTGCGTCGATAGATCCGCCTGCGCGTCCGCCTTGCGTTGAGTTATTGTTTGAGCCGCCACCAGCGTTGCCAGTTAAACTTCCTGTGTTGCCCGCGGCACCGTTGCCCGCAGGCCCCAAAACGGAGGTTCCTGTTCCTACCGCTCCCGCCGATCCATTGGAGCCAAGAACGCCACTTGCTCCGCCCCCGCCGCCGCCGCCTGCCCCAAAAGCAGGCCCGTGGCGCAGCGTAATGTTTGGCGTGACCCAGCGCACAGAAGTATTGCCGCCTGCCGTTCCTGAGAATCCGTTGGCGACAGCAGGGCCACGTGCGGCTGCTCCTGCACCCCCCGCGCCGACGAGAACTTCAATCTGATCTCCGCCCGTGATGCGCGTTATGAACGTGCCATATGCACCAGAACCGCCGCCACCGCCGCCTCCGCAAACAGCGCCAGACGCGCCAATTCGCCCGCCCCCTCCGCCACCACCCGCGCCGATCATTGTGATGACTTGCATCGTAGACCATGACGGAATGTTCCAGACCCATACGGAGCCAGAACCACCCGTGGCTCCAGACGGCGCTGTGGCGTAGTAGAAGTCGAAGACTTCGCTGGAAGGGGCAAGGGATTTTTCGGTGTTTGTGGAATCCCTGTAGCGAAGCGTATCCGAAACACGGTAGATGTCGCCCGCACTAGGCGATGCGGGGGCGTTGGTCGGAAGTTGCAGTTCCGCCGAGGCGGTTAGATTTGTGAAAGAGCCTGCGGCGGGAGTGGTAGAACCGATTGCCGCTGGTTCCGCAAAATTCACACGGGCGTTGTCGAAGGTGCCAGAGGTTACATCTGAAGCGGCGTGAACATGGGAAAGCGGCGTTCTTGCGTCACTCAATCTTGCATCATTGCCTTGGCAGGCTGTTCCAGCCGTAGATCCGTAGCTAACCGTGAGAGTTCTATTAGCTGTAAGATCTCCCCCACCTGTAAGCCCTGTTCCCGCGCTGATGGATCGACTTGTCGGCACACCTCCGATATTAGTTAATGCGGTTGCGGGATTTGAAACATCGGACAAATTATTAACCTCAAGCAATGCACCGCTTGGAGCGCCAGATGGCCCTTGAGGGCCGCGCTCAATAAGCTCAAGAACCTCTACCTCCCTTTCGGTTATCTCAACAACTTCTATTTGTTTTTCGATAACCTCAATGACTTCTTGGCTCATCGGGAGATTTCCTGATAGACCTTGGCCTTACCCGTAGCGAATGCAATGTAGGTATAGCCGAGGTAGAGTTCGATTTCGTAGACGTTGTCGCCTGCCGTGAGGTTTGCGGCTTGTGTGGCGGTGATTTCTATTTCAATAGTTCCCGCGCTACCACCCAAGGTAATTCCATTTCCAGAAGTCAATGTGAGTAATGTGGCGCTATCCTTAACGCATTCCCGAATGACCATGTTGGCCCCGTAGCCCGAAAGATTGACAGGCACATTCGACTTTCCCTTGCAGGACTTAGTCAGATAACGAAACTTCGCCGTCCAAGTTTTTCCTTGGACGATTTCAATATCTCTCTCAAGTCTCCAGTAGTTGGTCATTTGTAAACTGGTAGCCAGAATTGGTTGGTCCCAACACGAATCTCAATGAAATCATTGATTTGGTTGTTGGTTGCGGGGTTTGAGTTGGTGTGGTTGGTGGAGAAGTCTACAAACCCATTAACCACAAGATTGGTGGTTGCCGTCACAGTGCCAGTAGCTGTCAGAGTTCCAGATGCCGTGACATTGGAGAAGGAGACGTTGTTAGTGGCTCCGAGTTCTATGGCATTGCGGAAATTGGCATTGTTGGTGTTGGTGAGGGCTGGGAGGCCAAGGCCTAGGTTGGTTCTGCTTACCGCCGCATTGGCTAATGCATTGGTTCCAGAAAAGTAGATGGGCTCGACATAGGCCAAGTTATGATAGAAGTCCCATGTATTATTAAAGTATAGAAATCTTACAGCATGGTCGAAGTTGGTAAGAACAATCAGATTCGATGTCTGTCCAGCTTGAAGAATTGCAGTTGCCGATCCCGTGCCACCAGCATGAATGACTACCGCCGTATCACCATTGAATGTGGAGGTGTTGGTTGGGAGCAGTAACGTGTTGGTTGTGTTTACAATATTAGAGGAAAGACTTTGGATGATCAGGTTTCGGGAATTTGTCGCTGTGTTGGTAGAGTTTGTAGCTGGAGCGGAAAAAGCAACAGTTGTCGCAATCGGAGCTTGTTGCCAGAAGTTGGTAGGGCTTACCACATCTCCGTTGGTGTTGTATAAAACAGGGTTGGTGCCACTGCCGTAGAGAGAGGTGTTGAATCCTGCCGTGTTGGTGTTGGTTAACCATGTGGCACCGAGACCGAGGTTGGTACGGGCTGTGGCCGCACTGCTCAAGTTAGTGAGGTTGTCTTCTGCGGCAAGAACCGTCCTGTCCGCTGGGGTTGCGCCAAGCAATTTATAAACTAAACGAGTGGTGGCGCTAGAGCCTGTCATTCTAAGGCTTCCAGCAGCGGTCAATAAGTTGGTAGGGGAAAATGTCGGAGGATAAAACGTGTTCGTCACTGTAACTTCAGAGAACGTAACGCTATTGGTTTGTCCAAGACCAATGTCCGTTCTGAAATTAGTGACGTTGGTGTTGGTTAACCATGTGGCACCGAGACCAATGCCCGTTCTGAAATTAGTGACGTTGGTGTTGGTCAATACCAACAAACCAAGGCCAAGGTTTGTGCGAGTGGTGGCCGCTTGATCAAAATAAACAGGAACCCTTGCTTGAATATAGTTGGTAAATACATCCATTGCTTCACCAAATTGAGCAAGGCTTCCAGAGCTTGGTGGAGGACTTCCCACATAATCTCCAGCAACAAATAAATTTTTAAACGTAACATCATTCGTAGCACCCAACCCAATCGCCGTGCGGAAATTGGCATTGTTGGTGTTGGTGAGGGCTGGAAGCGGCAGGCCAAGGTTTGTGCGAGCCGCCTCCGCATTGGTCGCTCCTGTTCCCCCAGAAGAAATCGTAACAGTTCCGCCTAAGTTTGAAAAATTAACCGTAGCAATGTTTGATGCAGGAATTATCCCAACAATACTTGTAGATTGCAAATTAGTCAGACCTCCACCGTTGTTTAGCGCGAGATTTGTTAGCGCAGAAGAGGATGGTTGAAAAGCTGTAGATGCGTTTGTTGCTGCTGTTCCAAGCTCAAGGGCAGTTCTTGCGCCAGAAGCGTTGGTTGCTCCCGTTCCGCCATTAGCCAAAGCCACAATTCCAGTGACATTCGTTGCCAAAGCTGCGGTTCCAGTAATGTTGGAAGCCAGCCCCACTATTCCAGTAATGTTAGCCGCCGTAATATTGGTTAAGCTTCCCCCGTTGTTGCTTGCAAGCGCATTAAGATCAGAATCTGCTGGCTGGAAGGCTGTTGCGGGATTGGTTGATGCAGTTCCCAAACCAATAGCCGTCCTAAAATCAGAATCAGAAAGTGAAGAAACCGTATTGTCGGCATTAAGACGGATAAATCTAACCGAACTTGGATTTGCTAGTGTAAAAAGACCAGTTCCAATAGTTGTTGCTCCTAATCCCGTCCTTCCAGATTCTGCCGTTGTTCCACCAGTTCCACCGTTAGCCACTGCCACGGTTCCAGTTACATTAATTGCCAATGGCGCAGTTCCATTGGTTGCTAATTTTCCATCCAATGCCGTTTGAAGACCTGTAATTTTAGCAATTGCAAGACTGGGAAGATCGTCCGATTCAATACCCCTAAATGAAGGTATCCCACCTCCATTGGGAACAAGAAAGGCTTGGCGAGAAGATTGATTTGCCAAGGTCAAAGCAAAAGTTCCGCTAGACGTAATTGTTGATCCGCTTAATGAAAAAATATTGGGAACAGTCATGCCCACAGATGTCACCGTTCCAAGATTTGTTCCAACAGATAAGGCCGTCCTCATATCTGCCGCCGTCAAGGAAGAAACCGAATTATTGGCATTAAGCCTAATAAATCTAGTGTCATCGGGATTAGCCAATGTGAATAAATTAGCTCCAATAGTTGTTGCGCCAAGCGCCGTTCTTGCGCCAGATGCGCTATTAGTTCCAGTTCCACCATTTGTAATAGCAATAATTCCAGTAACGTTTGTTGCCAACGGTGCTGTTCCTGTAATGTTGGAAGCCAATCCCACCGTTCCAACAATATTTGCTGCGGTCAGATTGGTTAGTGAAGCCCCATTGTTTGCAGACAGATTGGTCAATGTTGAGGACGCAGCTTGGAAAGCGGATGAAGGATTGGTAGCTGCTGTTCCAAGCTCAAGGGCTGTTCTTGCGCCAGAAGCGTTGGTGGCTCCAGTTCCGCCCTGTGTAATTGGCAGGGTTCCGCCAACATTAGAAATTGTTATTGTTGATATATTTGAAGCTGGAATCGTACCAACAAGACTTGTGGCCTGAAGATTGGTAAGCCCACCACCATTGTTTGCCGCCAAATTTGTGAGCGCAGAAGCCGCTGGCTGAAAAGCTGTGACAGCACTGGTAGCAGCAGTACCAAGAGAAAGTGCCGTTCTTGCTGATTCGGCATTTGTTGCAGTAAATACAGCGTTACCAACGGTTGTGGCACCAAGATTAATTCTTGCATCAGGCGCATTGGTGGCTCCAGTTCCACCCTTGGCCACAGCAACAGTAGAAAGAACATTGCTGGCAGTTGCAGGAACGGGGAGGTTTGTCAGACCAGATCCATCTCCGTTTACCCGAAGAAGACCAGCGGGAAAATTAGTAATGGCAGATGTTGTTTGGAGGATGGTCGCTGGGAACGAAGTTAGATTAGCAGCACTTCCGTTGGTTGCCAGCTTTCCATCTAAAGCCGACTGAAGGCCAGAAATATTGCTAATAGAAATAGTTCCTAATCCAGAAATGTTAATATTGGTAAGAGATGATCCGTCATTTGAAGCAAGAAGCGTAAGATTGGTAGATGCTGGCTGAAATGCGGAAGCAGGGTTGGTGGAAGCTGTGCCCAACGAAAGAAGCGCCCTTACAGCGGAAGCATCCGTTGCTGTAAAAATATTTCCACCAATTGTCGTGGAGCCCAATGCCGTTCTGGCCGATGCGGCATTAGTGGCACCAGTACCTCCATTTGCCAGAGCCACAACTCCCGTGACATTAGTAGCCAAAGATGCGGTTCCAGTTTCGGAAAGTTTTCCGTCTAATGCGGATTGCAGTCCTGTAATTTTGGAAATAGCCAAGCTTGGAAGATCATCTGATTCAAGCAAGCGAAATGCAGGAACTCCTCCGCCATTGGGGGTAATCAACAACTGGCGAGATGTTTGATTGTTAAGTGTTATAGCAAAAGTTCCACTAGAAGTAATTGTCGCCGTACTAACAGATAAAAAGCTGGGGACGGTCATCCCGATTGAAGTTACAGTTCCTAAATTTGTTCCAATAGAAAGTGCGGTACGAAAATCAGATGCAGTAAGCGAAGAAACTGTATTGTTTGCGTTTAACCTAATAAAACGCACATCATCTGGATTCGCTAAAGTAAACAAATTTGCACCAATTGTTGTCGCTCCCAAAGATGCTCTTGCGCCAGATGCAGTATTTGTTCCTGTGCCGCCATTTAAAATTGAAACGACTCCCGTAACATTTGTAGCCAGCGCGGCAGTACCCGTAATATTTGAAGCCAAGGCAACGGTACCATTAATATTTGCTGCCGTAATGTTGGTCAAGCCACTTGCATTACCGTCAATTGCAAGTTTTGTATCAAGATTAGATTGCAAATTAACTATGCCAGAAATCGGTATTCCGCTCAGAGAAGATCCATTATTTGTTGAAAGATTGGTTAGATTAACGCTGGCTGGTTGAAAAGATGTGACATCACTGGTTGATGCTGTTCCAAGAGATAAGGTTGTTCTTACTGCTGCGGCATTAGAAGCTGTAAAAATTGCATCTCCAACCGTAGTTGATCCAAGATTTTGTCTGGCATTTGCAACATTTGTAGCACCCGTTCCTCCAGAAGCAATCGAAAGCGTTCCTGTAATATTTGTAAAATTAACAGTTGGGATATTTGAAGCTGGAATTATTCCAACCAAATTTTCGGCTTGTAAATTTGTCAAAATTCCACCATTAGAGGATGCAAGATTAGAAAGTGCAGCAGACGAGGACTGAAAAGCTGTCGCTGGATTAGTTGATGCAGTACCAAGACCTAAAGACAACCTTGCATCAGAAGCATTAGTTGACCCAGTTCCACCCTTAGAAACGCTCAATGTCCCTACAAGATTAGTGGCATTTAGATTAGTTAATCCAACTCCATTGTTAGCTGCAACATTAGAAAGGTTGGAAGAAGATGGCTGAAATGCGGATGCAGGATTGGTGGCTGCTGTTCCAAGTCCAAGCCCTGTGCGAGCATTTGAAGCATCGGCGCTCCAAAAGTTCGTCGGTTGAACTACGGCGCTGTTTGTTCCTACCAGAACGTTGCGAGTTTGCCCGAAGCCAGAAACAACTAAGGATCCACTAATAATAAGTGAGAGAATATATTTCATTTTACATTAATCGCTTCCAGATTCTTTTGGTTCCTGTTTGGCTATCGTAGTCATTGGGTCGGACTACGAATGGCAAGTTTTCAGCGTCAGTACCATTTGTTAGTTGATAAATTGCAGGAAGTCCATCAATAACTAAAAAAATAACAATCCCAACAGCATAGGTTCCGCTAACCGTGGCCAATCCGTCAAGGTTTGTCGATCCCCCCCCCTCTAATCCAGTAATCGAAGGCTCGACACGAAGAATGTTGACGCTTGGGGTTTGGATCGGAGTCGAAGAAACGCCGATAACGCTACTGGATGGGATGGGGATACAGATCTTGCTCATTTATCGGGTGACTTCTGGTGAAATGATAACATTGCCTTGCAGGATTCGGGTTGTGACGGCCCCGTTGTAAAGCTCAAGGTCATATACGGCTTTATCACAGACCGAGAGTGACGCCGTGTCAGATGCCGAAATAAATAGTCTAATAGATCCTGTAGCTTCATTCAAAACAATTCTACCATTAGTTGTGGACAATTCAAGAATTAGTGCTTTGGATTCGGGCTTTGACCGAATATGAATCTTGGCGGTATATCCCGTAAGATCCACGGGTGCCGAGGGTTCTCCAGTCTCATAAAACAGAGTCTGATTAAATGTAGCACCTTGGAATATGCAAATATCCGCTTCGGCAATCGGTAGTTGAACCATAAATGGCAAATAGAATCTACCAATTCTTCTTTATAGTCAAGGCTTGTTTAAGTTTTTTGAACGTCTCCTTGTTTAGCCGTTTCTTTTCCTCAATCGCCTCACTACCAGCCATGGCTCCAAATACTTTACGAGCAACAAATAATCCTACGGCAAATGAGTCAAATAAGTCGGGAGACTTTCCGATCCGCTTTTTCATGTCGGTCTTGGACTCAATGATAATCTTTCGGGTTCGGCGCACATACTTTCTCTGGGTCATCTCCCATGCCAGATCTGGGGTGATTCCCTTGAGTTGTTCACATTCTAGGAAGTATCGGGCGGCGAAACAGAGTTCGCTGGCCATATTGTGAAACAATTCTTTACCGACTTGGGGTTTTCCTGTGACTTCGTTCCTCATCGCGTATTGGGCGCTAACGGGTAAATCTGACGCTGCTCCCGCAAAACTTACTGCATGCCAACCCTTTAGGAGTTCTCTTTCTCCAATTGACCAGAAAATACCACCCGCCGAAGCATCCACCCCCATCCATTGATTGGGAATTCCTAATTTGAGAGAGAGATCATGGATTTGTTGGATCATCTCGTATTGGAAATCTTCTTGAGAACCAGCCCTCCTATTGAGGACATATTGTTTTTCCACTGCTATCGCCCACTTGCCAGTGATTAACTTCCCATACTTGAGATGGGTGAAGACGAAGCGGTCACCTCCTTCGGTGTAGCTAGGATCAATTCCCGCAATATCTTTCGGGGTGCCATCCCAGATCGGTTTATCTAGTGCCCCATGGCGAGCCAATAGGATATCAGAGACAATTGTGGAGTCATCGGCATCGGCGGGGGGCCAGAAGCCCCTGAACTTCCTCCAATATTGGGGATTGAGTTCTCCGAGTTCTTTTCGGGCCAAGGCCACATCATTGGGTTTGGGGAGAAACGGATAGCGCAATCCCTTGCCAGCGTCGAAAGACTGTTGGTTCGGGTTGTCGTTCTCTGAATCAAATCTGATACATACTCCCTCAATACCAGCCACCCGTATCTTCCAGTTTGGGGTATTCTCGTCCACACTCATCCACCCTTTAATGGGTTCGCAAAATTTTCCATGGGGATCGAAGATGGAAGACGGGTTTCCCGCGCCGACGATATAGAGTTCTTGTGCGCCCTTAAATCCCCACACCGCCTCGTTAATTACTGAAGCTGAACAGTCTTGTAACTCGTCTATTATCAACACGATACGACGATTCTTTTTACCTTGAAGTCGTTTCTGGGCGTCATCTTTATATTCGTCACCCGCTGCGAGTAGCATGATTGATGAAGCATCACTAACCCCCGTTTCTGGGTCGATAATAGCCCCCTCTTCATCCGAGAGCTTGATAATATCCATAGACTCAATGAGTCTTCCAGAGGCTAGTCCCATGTTTCGGGCTTCGCGGTACATCTTGACCAATGCCGCCCAGATACGCTGCTTGGCGTCTATTTTGGACGTAGAGACCACAATGGTCATTGTATTAATTGGGTCACAGAACCAATTAACCAGCGCAAATGCCGCCATCCCGTAAGACTTGCCAGAGTCTGTTCCCCCAGCTAGTCCAGTTACGCTTCGGACAAATCGGTTGCCAGTTGCCTCGTCCACCTCGTAAACTTGGTTGCAGAATGCTTGTGCGCTGAGTTCTGCCCACCTGTGCCATTGAAAGGTTGGCCATATAGCAGAGACAATATTGCGATAATGGCGGGCCTTTCCTAGTCCCCCATCTTCGGGTGTAAGTCCCTGCAAGAATGCATCCATCTCAATACGGATTGGCGTAATCGCCTGTCCGTCTTTGGGTAACCACAACCTCCCGTATTTCTCTATCCCTTGATCAACTGTTGCCATTTATGAAATTTATACTACACTAATCTGGATGGAGAAAAAGCGCAAGAGTGCAGAACGCGATTGGGATTCGATTGAAAATCGCATCAAAAAACAGAGCGCATTTCGGTTATACGCCGCTGGTCGAAGCATACCAGAAGTAATGAAAGCCTTGGAAACAAAGCATAAACCAACTCTCGAAAAGCTAATCTATAGCGAAAAGTGGGACGAGTACGTCAAGGTCTGGCAGGAAAACCCAGAAGCAGAAAACCTCTACCCTTGGGATAAGGAGCGTCCAGTAGCCCTAATTGCCCCTCCCGCCAGAATGGAAGAGATGGATAAGAAACGCAGGATGGAATGCATCAAGGGATTCTCCATGTATTGTTCGGGGCGCACCATGCGGGATATTTCCGAAGAACTGAAGGTTAGCGAATCTACTGTCTGTCTATGGCGGGATACCCAACGCTGGATTCAATGCAGAGAGCGTCTAGTCAACGAGCAGTCTCCAGCCCCTTGGGAGGATGATGGCGTTCCCACCTTGATGTCGGAAATTACGGCTTCATTGGAGACCATGAAAAAATCGATCAAGTTTCTGACTGGCAAGGTTCTGGTGAAGGCCGCTGATGCCGCGCAAGACCTAGATGGCATGGAAGCTCTTGGTATGATGAGAAATATCAAGCAGTTGGCAGAAGCAGCATCTATAAACTTTTCTGAGGGCAATAATCAGCAAAATGCAATTCAGATTAATATTGCCACCAAACTGGATTCCATGAAGATTCCCGAAAACAACACCTATGAAGCGGAGTTGGTTGTCAATGAGTGAAGCGCCCAAATTTTGCTACGAGAGGAAATCGGATGTTCCGCCACAGGGATGGTGGGTAAGTTGTCCGATTGTGGGCGAACCCGTTCGCGGAGGTGATTGGTATGATATGGTTGCGAATTGTGAGAAGCTTTTAATATCCAGAGGAATAACACCCCCAACGGATCTTGTGTCACAAATAGAACACAATCTTTGTGACAGGCTTGCTGGAAGCACCAACTGTGTTCCTTGTTCAACAGCCAAACAAACCCTTGGATTTGGTGAAATTGTACGATGGGTCAAGGCAATGTATCATTTTGCCAAGGACAACAAATTTCAACTCGTTGATCAAGATGAGGCTGAACGAAGAGCTAAAATATGCGCTGCTTGTCCATACCAGATTTCAACTTCTGGATGCTGGGGTTGTAAGGGGATTGCTGGTATGCTGCCCCATATTGCGGGAGCAAAGACAACGACTTATGACCAGCAACTTAAAGCCTGTGGGATCTGTGGTTGCTACAATGCGGTCTCAGTCCATCTTCCACTTGATGCACAGACGGGTGAAGGATTGAACTTCCCATCCCATTGCTGGAAGGCTACGCCATCTCAAATCGGGTAATCGCCTTATTGAAGCTCATGTTGGCCACGCCTGTAGGCCCGTCACGATGCTTGCCGACAATAAACTCCATGGTAGGATTCTGCTCATGGTCTTGGGCGTCTTCGCTGTGAAGCA